TTTTAAGTTTTCAATATTCGGATTTTTTCGGCGAGCTGGCCGACGCCAGCGCCATACTTCGGCAAGACAGCACGAAACCAAGCACAAAGATCAAAGCGAAATAGAAAACGATTTATTATGGCCTGTGTGGCGATGTATTCTTGAGCGTATCGCTACTTTGAAGGAAATCGAAACGCACTGGTCAATTGATGATTTGATGGACGCAAATGAGGCTCTGGATGTACAACAAAATGCAGTTGAAAAACAGCGGGAGGAGATCGAAAGAAAAACCCGTTATAAAGGCAGACCATGATTGTCAAAGAAATTTTTGCAAAATTTGGATTCAAAACAGATGAAAAAGCATTATCCCACCTAGAAAAAAACTTAACATCAATCAAGAGGCTTGCGCTAGGCGTGTCGGCTGGCTTTACTGCAGTTGGAGGGACGCTTCTTGCAATCACCAAAAGTACCGCTAACTATGCCGACGAGATAGGCGAATCTGCACAGAAGATTGGAATTTCAACCGATGCCCTCCAAAAATTTAGATATTCTGCAAAACTTTCAGGACTAAGCGCCGAAGAGCTTAGCATTGGAATGAAATTTCTTTCAAAAAACTTCATAGAAGCAAAGTCGGGTTCAAAAGAGGCGAGCAAGGCATTTAGTAAGATGAAAGATCTTGATCTCAAAAAAGTAAAATCGACCGAAGATTTGCTTTTAACGATAGCAAACCATTTTTCAAAGATGAAAGAGGGTGCTGAAAAAACTACGCTTTCTCTAAACCTTTTCGGACGGTCTGGTTCTGCAATGATACCCATGCTTAACAAAGGAGAGAATGCATTACTAAAACAATGGCAATTACTTGAGAAACTTGGCGGAGTATTGAGCGAGGATGTGATTAAGGCTGGCGATAAATTCATGGATAGTTGGGATACGATGACGACAACTATCACGATATTCAAGAATATTATTGGTGCGGAATTGATGCCGGTTGTCCAAAAATATATTGATAGTTTGATCGAGTGGTATGCCGCCAATAAAGATTTGATACAACAAAATGTGAAAAAATGGATGCATAGATTTTTAGATGCCCTTGTGATCGTGAAAGATATTCTTATTTCTTTTGGAGAAAAACTTGCGTGGGTGATTGATAATTTAATTAAACTGCAAGATAAAACCGGTCTTGTAACAGAAGGTCTTAAATATTTCGTCAGTGTGTTATTAACTATCAAAGGAATTGAATTTGCTACAACCTTAAGAGATATAGCCAAAGGATTCGGGCTTGTTAAAACAGCATCAGGTGAAGCGACGTTTTCTCTGGGGTTATTTAGCAAAAGATTGGGCGCTATAGCTATTGGTTCATTAGGAGTGTATGCCATAGTTGATGCCCTACAATCCCTAGCCAGTGGCGAAAAAGTGGGCATTATAAAATGGGCTTCTGATTTTAGGGATTACATGAAAGAATCTCACGAGTGGCTATGGAAAATATTGAAAGTTCTTTATTACATGTCACCTGTTGGCTGGGTTACCGAATCCATAGAAAAGCTTATGGATATATCTGGTATTACAAACGATATCATTAAATCACATCTTCCCAAAATTGTGCAGCCTATTAATCAATACGGTTTTTCTAAAGAACAAATGGAGAAAGCCGCATCTATTTTTTCAGATATGACGCCAAGTTTTGCTACCCAATTTCCTGCGGGATTATTGTCTAATAAAGTTCCGATCCCCAATAATATAACAAACCACACGAATATAGATTTAAAAATCGAAGCACCAGCAGGTGCTAATGCAGATGGATTAGGGAGAATTCTTGAAGATACACTGAATGAAATGTTAGATGATCGCAATAGAATGGCTTTGCGCGCCATAGAGGTCGGAGGTTCTTAATGGCTCTCCTCAGTTTTCTATTTGGCGCTAAAAAGATAAAGATCGGAAGCGTAACAATTGACGCTTCGATAAAGGAAGATCATGAATCAAATTGCGAGCTGACTGAAAATCCCATCGAAAGTGGAGCTGATGTGATAGATCATGTTAGCATGCTGCCTAAGAAGCTATCTATTGAAGGGGTCGTTTCAGATAGCCCTGTGTCTTATTTTGAGATTGATCCATCAACTGGAAAAATCAGCACAAATTTTAATTTTTTTGGAACATCCAGCCGGTCAAAAGACGCATACGATACATTAATTAAACTTCAGGAAAGCAGAACTCCATTCAAAGTAGTCACAGGACTTAAAGTCTATGACAATATGATCCTTGAGAATTTTCACGTAACAAGAACGGCTAGCATTGGGAAGGCAATAAATTTTACAGCCAGTTTGACGCAGGTTAAAAAAGCAACAGCGGAAACTGTTGAGGGATTGTCCTTGTCTTCGGATGCGGCTTCGCGTGGAACACCTACAAACGACCTTGGCCGCAAGGTTACTGAAAAAGTTCCGGCAGAAAGCCCTATCAGTTCAGGTTCAAGCGTTGTGACTAAAATATCGCAACAAGCAAAAGGAGCGATTTTTACTTTTGGTATTATGCAAGCACTAAGGAGTGTGTGATGACAGATATTTATCAAATTCCAATAGAAACCAATGATGCTTCATTCAAAATACGCACAAAATTGGGAAATACCGATTATGTTTTAAAGATATACTGGAATGAGAGATATGAGCGATGGCATATCTCAATTCATGATGCAAATGAGTTGTCGATCTTAGTTGGTATTCCGCTCAATATCGATACTAATATTTTGGCCCGCTTTAGAAATCCTGAATTACCAGCCGGAATCTTTATGCTTTATGACACTGCGGAGAAACACGAAGAAGCTGGCAGAGATGATCTGTATAATCAAAAGGCGGTGTTGCTGTATCAGGAGAATTCGTAATGGTCAGAGAACTCTATCCTAATAAAGAGCTCTACATTCGCAATGTGCGGGTTACGATTTTACCTCCGAACGATCCCGGGAAAAGGCTAGAGGGTTTCCGATTTTCATTCACCATAGAAAAGACAAACGAATCAAATCCAAACACATCAAAGATTAAGATATATAATCTCAGCGAAAAAACCAGAAGTGTAATCGAAAAAGATAATGTTCGCGTGATCGTCGAAGCTGGTTATCAAAACACAACAGCTGGCATATTTGTCGGCAATATCATTGATAATGGAGTAACTCATAAAAAAGAAAAAGTAGATATCATCACAGAGATCGAAGCAGAGGACGGAGGAGTGTCTTTCAGAAACGCAACACTTGATAGAGGTTTTCCGGCTGGAAGTAGAAAAAACGAAATCTACAGGGCTCTAGCCAATGCAATGGGTCTGCCACTGAATATTGAAGAGGGTATCCGTTCAGTAGTTCGGCAGATGTTCCCAATGGTGACGATATTGTCATACAAACAAAAAATGTGTCGGTACGTGTAAAGCAAAACAACCATATTCAAATCAAAAATCAATCCACAGAACTTATCCACACAATTTGTGACTGGATGAGGGCTATGAGGGAGGCCATCACTTACACAGGAATTGGCCCGCAAAAGCTTCATCATCTTGATTTTCAGGACATTGAAGAGCGCTTAAAAACGTTCCTTGAAAGCTAAACATACCACCCCTTATAATATCAACATGGCAATGAATGGAAATAACTTAGGCAACGCTGTTGCTGATGCTCTTGAAGCATATTTTGCTTCTGCTCCTGATACACATGAGCCTGGGTCTGAATGGGGCACTCATGAATTCTGGAGGATTGTGTGCAATCAGATTGTGGGGCACATTCAAGCAAACGCAAAATGCAGTGGGGTTGATAGCCACAGCGATACACATGACGCAGTGGGAGTAGTCTAAAATGAGCGATTTAATGCTTAGCACGGATGGTGACCTTCTGGTCACCAACAATGCTTTGATGCTGAATAGTGGCCGTGAAGCTATCAGACAGCACTTAGAAATTCGCCTTCGTACTTTTTTGGGAGAATGGTTTCTTGATACTGATGTGGGAGTGCCTTGGTATAGAGATATTTTAGGAAAAAATCCTCAATTTGTTTTGATATCGCAGATTCTGAAAGGTGTTGTGCTGGATACTCCTGGAGTTACGGAACTGACTGCGTTTTCACTGGAATATAAAAACACCAGAGAACTGTCGGTTAGTTTTAAATGCGAAACGACTGAAGGTGAAATTGTTTTTAGCGAACCAGTAGAGGTTTAGAATGGCAGATTATGGTGTTATAAACAGCGGGTTTGTTGTCAAACGTCTTACTGAAATTAAACAGGAGATTGAGACATCTATTCGTTCTTTGCTTGGCAATGCCATAAATCTTTTACCAACGGCTGTCTTGGGCCAGTTAGTTGGAATATTATCTGAGCGAGAGGCGCTTCTGTGGGAGTTGGCGCAATCTGTTTACAATTCACAATATCCTGAAACAGCAGAAGGTTCAAATCTTGACTACGTGGCATCACTTACTGGAATCGAGCGTCTCGATGCCACACGTTCGGAGGTATCAATCAATGCAAAAGGCACTGAAACAACTATTATTCCACAAGGGTCAATAGTTTCAGTTGAAGGTAATCCAGAAGCTCGCTTTGAGACGGCGGCCGAAGCTGTTATTGGTCCCGGAGTAGACGAAGTGCAACTAATTGAATTTAGTTCTGTGCCAGATGCAGGCAGTTTCACGCTTATTTTTAACGGTGAGGAAACGGCTTCTCTTGATCATACTTCATTGGCGGATGATGTTGAGGATGAGCTTAATGCCCTTGATGCGTTATCTGAGGTAAGTGTGGTTGGAGATTTCACCGATGGTTTCACAATTACTTTTGCAGGCGCTGACGGCGAAAAACCTCAAAGTACACTTCAAATAGGTTCAAACACTTTAGAAACAGTTGGTGTAGATGTGGATATCACTATCAGCACAACAGTTGAGGGCTTGCTGCCAAATGTAGATATTGACTGTATTGCCGAAACATCGGGAGCTGTTGCAGCTCTTGCCGGGACTCTTACCGTTATTGAAACAGTTATTGCTGGTTGGGATTCATGTATTAATGCATTGGATGCCGAGGTTGGAAAAGAAATTGAATCTGATGCTGAATTCAGGATCAGACGACTTCAAACTTTGGCAGCTCCCGGTGCTGGCACTGTAGATGCCTTGCGCGCAGAGATACTTGAGATTGACGAGGTTGAAGCCGCGCTTGTCTATGAGAATGATACAAATGAAATTGATGATGAAGGACGTCCTGCAAAGTCTATTGAGTGCGTGGTGCTGGGTGGAGAAGAGGACGAAATAGCCGAAGCCATATGGAATACAAAGCCTGCTGGGATTGAAACGTTTGGGCTTATTGAACAAACAATCACAGATTCACAGGGTTTTGATCATACGATCAGATTATCGCGACCGACAGAGATTCCTATCTGGCTTGAAGTTGATCTCACTACAAATTCATTATTTCCCGAAGGTGGCACCGATGCTGTGGTGGCTGCAATCCTTGAATATGCTGATGAAAATTTTAGCATTGGTCAGGATGTCATCACAACGCGGTTATATTGTCCGATCAATCAAGTGGCTGGAATTATCGATATAGAAACAAGAATAGGAATTGCGAATCCACCTGCAGGAGATGACAATATTCCGATTGCAGATAACGAAATCTCTTCGTGGGATTCAAGCAGGATAACAGTTACGGAATTATAATTATGGTTGAGCATATATTAAATCATGAAGATGAAGCACAGGCGAGACTTCTAAGCCAGTTCAAAGGGAGCCCTCGTATTGAGGGGCTTTTATCTTCGTTTGTGGCAGGTCAGCAAGGTCTCGAAGATGTGCTCTGGGCATTATATATAGAGAGGCAACTCGATACGGCCTCCGGTGAGCAGCTTGATAACCTGGGCACAATAGTTAGAGAGGAACGTAAAGGCAGAAACGACGTCAATTATAGAATAGGTCTTATTGGTAAGATTGGTAGAAATATTTCAAAAGGAACTGTCAATGATCTAATCACGATTTTCAAACTTCTGATGTCGGCTGAAATTGCATATTTCGAGGAATACTTTCCAGCCGAGTGCGCAATTTATTCAGATACTCCACCTATTGAAGCCATTGAACGTCTTACAGATGGCAACATGGAAGCAGTGGGCACGGGTGCTTGGACTGTGGTTAATGACGCAACGCTTACGAAAAGCGCGGCTTTACCTCATGGAGGTACACAAGCATTAAGGATTGCTCATAATGGAATAGATAATCCCGGTGCTTCTCAAAATATCCTTACTGTTGGTCAATGGTATCGCATTACAGGTTATGTTTGCATGCAGGACGATCTTGGTAATATCCCAGTCATTCAAAACGGTGCTGAAACTATTTGGGAGGGAGACCCATTCACTGAATGGTATGAGTTTGATGT